CGAAACCCGCAGCGGTCACACTCCGAAATTGCATTTTTGCCGGATGAAAACTTGGAGGACATTACACAAACCTCCCCTTAGTCTTACCCCGCTGCTCACACCCATGACCCCGGACAGCACCACCTTTTTTGTATGTTTTTTTGTAGCCTGCTTTGGGCTTCGCGCTGCCCTCATCTGTAGCTGGATTAACATATGTACGGGGGTGCCCCGGCAGCTTAAATTGGCTAGTCAGGTGGTCCCCGGCATTAACGGCCGTTAAATCAACGCCGCTTTTCCAAGCGCCACGATAGTCATAATAATGTTCTTTATCATCGGGGTTAGCGCTGTTACCGGTATTTTTGGCATACTCAGCGTAGTCCGACTGGAATCGGTTCTCTTCGTCTGGACTGAGTTTTGTAATGTTTTTAGGCATTACCAGCCTCCACCACCAACATACCCAATACGCGGGGCTAAACGGAGAGAAGCTTTTTCCCGGTCCTCATCAGCGGCCATTTGAAACTGTTGCTCATAGTCGGCTTTTAATTCAGCACGTCTACCGGGGTCTATGTTAGGTAGCTTCATAGAAAGGTAATAAGCAAGGCCCGCAACCATGCAGGGCAAGAAACGGAATGGAATATCTTGTGTAGCAGTACCGCCGGTACCGGCGTCTTGGATACGGCGCAAACGCCAATAAACAAACGTATAAGTATTATCTACGTTAGCCGTAGGCCAGACATTAATCTTAGGGGCGTTAACACCAGTAGTTGGATACGTAGCACCAGATTGACGGTTTATCCAGACCTGAATCGGTCGGCCTTGAGCGTTCTTATTCGGGATTGTCGAATAGGTTGATTCTGAGATTCGGGTGATATTGATGTCGATTTGGTTTTGGCCGGTGCCAGTCCGGACCACGTGGTCGAGCAAATCAATAGTATCAACAGGCAAGGAGTATACAATGGTTCCTTGGGTAAGGGCGATACTTCCCTGCTCAATAGTCCAAAGATTAATGCCGCGATTAGCCCACTCAATAGTAAGCAGGTTAAGGCTACGCCGAGCAGTTCGTAAATCATAACCAGTTCTTAGTTCCGCGCCACAACGCTCAAAAGCTTCTTCAACAAGCTCATTGAGGTTTAAATTAAAGTCTGTGGTGCCGGAAGTAGTCATCTATATCTCGAAGTTTTCTTTGCGACAGTTTTAGGCTGTGCTACAAATTGCTTTCCTGCTCTTTTTCCTGCTCTCTTCGCTCTAGTCGTTGCAGCATATTCTGACGGAGATAACGACTTAATCGCCGCTTCCGGGAGATATCGCTCTCCGGTTGCTTTCGGTCCTTGCGTTGACGGCTTACCACTTTTAGTTCTCCACTTCTGCTCCGTCCAAGCCTTGAGGCTTTGCTGGGGCTTTTTCACTTCATCTTCTTCAAAGTCTGCGCAAGGCGTGCGCGTTGTCCCATCTTACCGGGAGCCTTAGCTGCCTTAGCCAATTTACCAGCCGGAATCTTTTCGCCTTCTTTAACGCCAAGTGACTTCTTTAAAGCACCGGGTTTCTTGATAGCTTCCTGAATCCACTTTTTAGTCATGACACAATTCCTTTTTTGCTGCTTGAATATATTCGGCTGCTTTACGTAGTAATTCTACATTGTCTTGTAGAAGCCCAATACCTCTATTGCAATTAGGGCACAAAAGACCTCGAATTCTTCCGGTACTGTGGTCATGGTCTATGCACAGCCACGCAAACTTTTCTTCTGGCTCGTTGCAAATCGCACAACATCCTTTTTGTGCTTCATAAAGCTGGTCATACAAATCTTGTGTTGCGCCGCGTCTTTTCAATCGTCTGTTAGCTACCACCCAATTTTTTCTGCGCCATTCGTTTAAGTGGTCTTTATTTTCTACAGCCCATTCTTGGCGTTTGGCTTGCATACAAAGTTTGCATCTTGACTTGTACAAATGCGAAAGTTTACCGCCACGGCTAAAAAATTCCGTCAGTGGTTTTTCTACTTTGCAGTAAGTACAAGTTTTAATCTCTGTATCCACCACCGCGAGCCTTATATTGTTTTGCTAGCATTTGACTTTTACGCGCTGACCATTGCCCCGGAGCACCACCCTTACCACCACCTTTGATGCTGTTAAACAAAGACTTGCGCATACCGGGTTTGGTGTAGTTGCCTGCTTCGTTGACCTTGCTCAGGCCACCTTTTTTGTATTCAGTAACTTCGTTGGGGTTGTCTTTACGACGAACGGTCTTAGCCTTCGGCATCTTTGAAGGATTAATACAACCCATACCCCGACTAGCTCTCATACAATCTTACCCCGCGTTTTACCACGTTGGCAGCAGCCGTCAGCACGCTTAGAGGCGGAGCCAACCGAGCCACCCTTGGCTTTTTTAACAGGCTTAGTAACAGCCGGAGGGCCAGTCAAATCACCAAGACCTTCAGCACCAAAATCTTTCATCGGCTTCTTCGGAGCCGATGGCGCGGGTTTCTTTTCCGGTTTACTAACCGTAGGCGGTCCAGTCATATCGCCCAGACCTTCAGCACCAAAGTCTTTAGCCATGATTAACTCCTTAGCACTTACCGCCGCGCTTCATGCCGCGAGCGCCGCTTTGAATACCAACAGTCTTACCGGAGTCGCCAAGGTTGCGGCCCTTGGTCTTGCCTTTAACAGCAACACCATCTGCACGCTTAGAGGCCGAACCAACCGAGCCACCCTTAGCCATCTTCTTGCAAGCGCCGCCCTTCTTCATGCCCATCATTTGCTTTTTATCCAAAGCCATATCTGCCTTAGAGCCTTCTTTCATGCCCTTCTTCTCAGTGTCTTTGCCTGACTTTTCAAACATCTTCATCTTCGTAGCCATTTCACCACCTCGTTTAAATTGTTTGCCTTTATCGGCTTTGTTAAATTCCTCCCCCACACTTTGAGGGATACCTACCTTTTTGGCAAACTTCGGGTTATGAGCCACCGCCGCCATAAAGTTGTGCTGCTTCTTACTTACGCTTGGCATTTTGAATCCAGTTTTGCACGGTCTTGGTTTCGTAGATGCGGATGACTGACCAGACAATCGAGAATACTGCTGCAATCGCCGGTAGTGCATTCATAAGTGTTCCAACTACAGTAACCACAGACGCCGCATCAACTGCCTGTTTAATGGTTTCGTGATGTTCTGTCATGTTAACAATTCCATGCCCGCAGGCTTTTGTTGATACGCGAGTTAGGGTCATTAGCAGTCTTAGCGCTAGTAAGCTTCTTCTTCATACCTGACATACGGGCACAAAAAGATTTCTTGCGCGAACCACCTTCAGGCTGCGGGGCCTTCAGCCCCGGCTTACCCGGATTAGCTTTGTTGTAAGAAGCGCGGCCCTTGGCGTTCAAACCGCCTTTGGGGTTCTTTCCTTCCTTACGCGTCCAAGCCGGGGTCTTAGCCATAGAACACCGTGATACCGGTAACTGAGCCAACCGATAAGGTCAGATATAGCCCGGTATTAGCCAAAATACCTTCGCCGGGAACTTGAATGGCAAAAGTATTTGGGGTGCCAAGGCTGGCAATATCCATCGTGAACAAAACCGCACCAGTAGCACTACCGTCACGAATCTCAAACGTAGCGGCAGTAGACGCTTTAGGGTTTACAACAATACCCTTTAGCCGTGTTCGACCTGCGTAGTAAGAGCCGGCGGCGCTAAGGTGCGCCGACTTAACATCAGTTTGCATCGTCATGACGCACCCCTATTAGGCTGCAACGCCATCAATCACAGCAAAGTTAATCACCGGAGTATCAGAAGTGGTTCCGCCCGTGGTGTAGAAAGTAACGGTGAAACTACCAGCAGACACGGCAGTAACAAGCAAAACGTACAAATTGGTACCGGATGCTTGGTTCAAAATAATTACGTCGTTAGCACCAACAGTGCTATTGGTGACGGTAAAGCTGGCGGCAGTGGCAGAACCAGCGGCGGTAAACATGGTAATAGCACCACAACGCTTGTTAAGCGTCACGCCAGTAGTACGGCTTGTGCCTTGAGTTACAGCACCACCCGCGCCGGTTGCATAACCAACACCACCGGTACCCGTAGAAGTGATAGCACCAGTAGCAGTCAGGCTGGTGACGGAAGTTGCAGCGCCGATGGTCGCGGTGGTGGTGACTGCGCCAGTGGTCGAGTCAACCGAAATAGTTTGGAAGCCGTTCTGCGAGCGAACTGGTCCATTAAACGTGGTATTAGCCATTTACGTCTCCGTGTTGTGGCACTCACTCTATCGTCTCCACAACGTCTGCTAGGCCAGTCGATAGAGTTAAAAAAAATCCTAGACGTGCATGAATCATACACCTAGGGCTACAAAAGAAAAGGGGGCCGAAGCCCCCTTTCTATTACGACGCGCCCGGCGAACCGAACATGCCCAGCGGATCCGACCAGCCGAACGAATAACGCT